AGTATAATCGTTAGCTAAACCGCTTACGTCATTACCCAGATCAGCGGAATCTGCAAAATCGAATTTGAAGCCAGTAGTTCCGTAAGTAGTAGCTCTAGGAGCATAAGCGATTACTACCATAGCTTGTGCAGCAGCAGTTGGTGAACCTGATGGAGTCACGGTAATAGTTAAGTCATCTTGCGCTCCTGCAAATGCAAGAGATGCACCAGTATGTTGGGCCTGATTATTTTCAACTGTTGCATCAAAATTTTCTGTTATCCCTGCCCATGTAAATGTAGAATTAGGACTTATATTCACTAATTCGTATCCCATAATTACACTTCCTGCTGGACACGTAATCTCACCTGTAGGATTCCCAGAGCGACTATCTTTAATAGTATCATAGACAACCATATCGCCAGTAAGCGCCCAAACACCAATACCAGCACAATTATTACTCTGACCAAATACTACAACAATATCTTCTGAAGTTCCGGTAGCTAAATCAATCTCCCAGAATGCAACACGACCAACCTGAGAAGAAGAGTGAACAGCAGCCAACGTACAGGATTCACCGCCAACTGTTACACTTGTCTGTGTTGAACCTGAAACTTGACCACCAACAGCAACAACTACTTTTCTATCTGAAGCTGCCGTCCCAATATCTACAGAAGAAAATGTAAATGTAGTTTGAGTAGTGCTATCAACTGCACTGTCTGTAAATGCTAATGTAAGAGCAGATGCTGTAGACCCTCCTGCCGAATACGCTATCGGCCTCCATACACCATTACTACTAAACTCTCCAAAATCAGTAGGTGTAAGTTGTTGACCATCTACAAGATAAACTTGCGATAAATATCCATCAAATTCTTCTGTATCACTTTCATTTGCCCCAACAGTTTTACGAGTATCTCCTTTGCTAATACCAAAAGTATCTCCAGCAGAAGGATCTGTTTCCGTACCAAAAGCAGTAATCTCAACACCATTATGGTAAATTCGCAGCCTGTCACCAGCCGTAGCATTACTTGTATTCCAAGCAAAAAGTAAATGCCCCCATGCAGTAGTATCACGGAAAACCTGAGTTGTAATGTAACTAACACCACTTGAATCAGCAAATGTCAGTTGGTCACTTGCATTAAAAGTAATATCGTTACCAGCACCAGCATTAAAAAGCTGCATAATGGTAGTAAGACCACTGCGTTTATACCAGAGCGAAAGGGAACCCATTACCTGATTCCCAGCAACAGTTGGGGTACGATACAGGCGTGGGCTATCACCGGGATTAAAGAGACAACTCTCATCGACAGTTATACCAGCCCCTGCTCCCTGACCACCGACACCTGATAGGATATTATTCTGGAAAACCACGAACCGCTCCTATGCGTAAGCTAATGTTGCGACCGCCTGAATACTTGTGGCTGATCTAACAATATAGTCAATCCGGTCAAGTGCCGCTGCCGTTGTCGTAAGGGTTGGCGCAGCCCCGGCGGGGAACTCCCAAGACGTTCCGTAAGACATTGTTCTTGAACCTGTCCCGTCCTGTACGACAAAAACACTTCCTGTCTGTCCTGCCACTACGTTACTGGGATTTTCCAATGCAGCGTTATGCGCGAGGGTAACCGTGAAGTTCTGAGACGCCGCAAAGTCAGGAGTAATAGACGTAGCAGAAGTAAGGGTTCCTATGTCCGCTATGGAAGACTTGGCAATATGAAGCTGGACGCTGGGGTTGGCTACACCTATTCCAAGATTACCATTTGATTCGAGGCGCATCTTTTCTGCTGCCGTTGAACCAGCTTCCATAAGATTAAAAGTGATGTCGAAGTCTTCAGCCGTGCTGCTTACATCCGTTGTTACAGCCTTTAGAACTGCGCCAATTTCATTATTACCAGCCGCCGTTTCCACAACAAAATCCAAACCTGCACCAATTCCAGCAGCAGGGGTTCCGCTACTTGTTCTCGTCGCAGACAGGGGACTTATAACTGTAGTGGTTCCAGAGTCCTCCTTTTTGGCGTTTACGCCGCCTGTAGCAGATAAAATTCCACCGCCAGTTATTCTCGCAACTTCTGCCGCTGTTGCACCAGCCGTCATATTTTTAAAGACAATATCAAAAATTTCCGCCGTACTGGTTACATCAGTTGTAACAGATTCAATCGTACTTCCTATTTCGTTATTCCCAACAGCAGTTTCTGTTGTAAATTCAATTCCAGCACCAATTCCAGCGGCTGGAGTCGCGCTTGAAGTTCGTTTAACATTTACAGGATTAAGAACGGTATTTGTACCACTGTCTTCTTTTGCCGCCGCAATACCTGCCGAAGCCGTAGCTAAACCTGTAAAAGTTGAAGTACTGGTCACCGCAAGAGTACTTCCCAAGGTAGCCGCGCCATCTATTGCGGCAACGCCTGTACATTCCAGAGTTGCTATCTGAAGATCATTTAGGGCATTCGCAACAACTGCCCCAGAACCCGCTCCATCACAAAAAACAGCAGCATTCTTACCGTTTTGTATTGTAACTGAGGCTCCTCCCCCACTTCCTTGTTTCATAAGTAGGGAATACGGGCCGCTTGAACCAGTATCGGTAGTCGCGTTTACAAAAATAAACCACGCCGTTGTAGTATCTGGAGCAATGGTTATCGTACAATTCTGGGCTAATGAACCCGTAAACTTGATGATACGAAACATCCCGTTCTGAAGATTTTCTGTTCCGGCACCAGGAGAGGCTTCTCGAACCGTTAAGGTAGCCGTAGCCGCATCTGAAAGTGCAACCGCTTTATAAGAAGTTATCCTATCTAAGATATCAAAGTTGAAATTTGTCGTAGTTCCCCAAGTCCCTGATTGCTCACCAGTGGCGATTTCCTCAAAGCCAAAGTTTGTTGTAAATGAAGATACCATAATATTGCTCCTATGCCGCTATGTCTGTCCAGATTGTTCCGCTTGATGTATCAATAACGCTCCATACATTGGGTCTATTAACCACGCCGACTGCTTCAACTCCTGTAACAATAAATTCAGTTCCTTTTCCTACAGTTCCTATTGCACCGGCAGCTAAAACTCCAGTCACCGAAAAGAAAGACTTTCCTGAAGCGGTAACCGTTCCTATTGCACTTGCGGCTGAAACTCCAGTTGCCGAAATGGTAACAAACGTACCTACCGAAATAGTTCCTATCGCACTTGCAGCTTCAACCCCAGTTACCGAAAGGGAGACTGGAATTACTACCGTTTGGGAACCTATAGCTGCGGCTGCTTCAACCCCAGTTTCTAGAACAACGGCGGCATCACCCCAGACACCGCTCCCCCAAGTAGACCTCCCCCAACCTGTTATAAGGTCCGCTTGGAAAATAATATTCCCAGTAGACCCAGTTGCTTCAACCCCCGTAACAGCTATCGTTTGGACAATGACAACTGTTTCACTTCCTATAGCCCCAGCAGCCTCAACTCCTGTTACTTCAAGAGTGCCGTGAGATCCCCAAGCCGCACTCCCCCAAGTAGATCTTCCCCATCCATTAAGCGAAGCCACGGCATAATCCTTATGCTATACGAATAATAGCATTATTGGCATCGTTAGCAGGATATTGAATAGTGAAGTCACCCGCACTGGAAGACTTATCACCACCGAAATCAAGTACACAAACACTTGGGTTAGCTGCATGACCAACGGTTCCGCCCGTCCCGGCAGTACTCAATGTAGAATTATAAATAACAGCACACCTTGCACCGGAGATAGTGGAAGTAGACCACGTAGTATCTGTGAAATCCAAGAAGGCAGTTGGAACAGAACTACTGTTATCCGATAACCCCAAAGTTACAGACGCAAGAGCATCTCCTCCTGCTACATAGGCAGTTCCGCTTACCTCATTAGTGGCCGTATATCCGGTCAAATCCTCATTTGCATCGGTGCGGCTTGATGTAAACATCGCAATCTTAAAGGTATCCGCTGCAATAGAGCCTGACCCTGTGCGTGAATGAGTCAGCCAGAAATGAATTCCGGCGGTTATCTCCTTTTTGTACGAACCGCACATTGCTTGGTTAATCGCCATATTAAAGTCTCCTTATAATCTCTGCGATGTCATCGTGACCTTGCTTTTTCATTAAAGCCCAAATAGTTGTTCTTTCACTTTTCGCCATACTATTCATATAATAGATCAAAATTTCTCTCAACCTGTTTTTATGAGCAATAGCTTGATCCCGTATTACTGGAGGTGCTGTCTCATTTATCTGCATAATCCTGTTCAATGCCATATCTGCAACTTGTTCAGGAGTATGTCCTCCATCCGTAGAGGTAAAAACAGAAACTGTTCCTAAACCTCCTTCCCCACTAGCCTGAAACATCAAGCCACATCTCTTCTCACTCTATCATATCTATATTGATCACGGGTCTGTTTTCCTTCACCAAGATTCTTCAGCCATTGTAAGGATTCCTGATAGCGGCCATTATAGATATTAAGCAATTGATCCTCACCTTTCATAAAGGTATAGGCTTCCACTAAAGCGCCATACAAAAGAGCCAATTCAGCATTATCCCCTAACCAAGTTGTGCCGCCCGATACTGTTGTAATGGAAGCGGGTCTGTAAAAATAATGAAGTTCCATAGTATAATTTTGATCTGGAGTTGGCGCCAATAGAAATGCCGTTTCATCCCAATCCGCATAGTACTTAGGAGTGCCTGTAGTCGCCGGATTTGGAGTATAATCCTGAAGAAAAGTGGCATGTTTGTAGAGTAGAAATTCATTACTCGAGGCATTTACTACACTTAATGATAAGGTAGCCAAATAATCAGAAGGAATGGTCAAAAACTTGGTATCCGTAGCCGCGCTTCCTGTCGCATATCTCCTGTAAATGTCCAGTTGGCATTCTTTTAAAATTCGTTCTTCCGCATTCAGTATAAAACGAGGTAATTGACTTACGAAAGTAGTCTCAGTGTTCTGGGTGTAATCCTGAATTGCTGTTTTTAAAGTTGTGTATGTATATGCCATATCAAGGACTCACTGTTACTGGCCCGGCAGAAGAAAACCCACCGCCGCCTCTTATATTTCCAACACTAGCTGTTTCACTTGACCCACTATCACTTACATCAAAACTAAACTGATTATCATTAACTTTTGTAATGGAGTAACCAGTACCGTATTCTATAGCAGAAGAAGTGAATCCGTCAAAATTTGATACACTTCTAAAACGAACAAGATCCCCTGTACTTCTTCCATGATTTGCCTGAGTTACAGTTATGACACTTGACCCAGAGACGCCTGTTAAAAAAGAATTAAAATCCAAAAGAACTTCTACCACTGGTTCCGTCCTGTCTGGTCGTGCAAATTGTAAGGCTTGAGGATCAGCTACTACATGACGAGGCATAAGTTGAGGTTGTTTTGTTTCAAACTCGTCCCTGCCGACTAACAAGCCATTCCATTCCATGATCATGTTTCTCATTTTGTAGGCGCGACCTGAACGATCAGAAATTCCAAGAGCATGTTTCCCAGAAGCATATCTAGTCATTATGAAAGACTCAGTGATGAGTATGTTGGAACCAAACGAAGAGCGGTTCTCTCCCCGTCCTCAGAAGCAGCCCTTTGGAATTCTTCTTCATAAATATTTTTCAATATGCCAATTCTGTCAGGAGCTTTCTTAACGGAAAGATAATAAGCTAACCCGGCGGTTAAACAGGGTAAAAACCGGAAAGGAATATCAGCGGTATTCACACCTGCATCTGCATCCTGCATCCTTTTCACGCGATAATAGATCACTTGATCCGTAGAATTCTCAGGAGTTGGCCAAATAGTAATGGTGGGGGTTATAAGACGATCCACATAATACTGGGAAGCTCTTCCTTGGGTGGTCTTATTAGGAGTATTCAAGTAATCAGATCTATTGATTCGGGTTATTCCTATATCTGAATTATCCCGTCTTACCACTACTTCCAGCACATCTACCGTAGCCTGAACATCAGTCAGGTCAGGAACCGCTGAAACGGTGGTAGTGGCGGCACTCGAAGACCCAGTAATGGTTTCTGATAAAGTAAAAGTCCCACTGGGAACTGTAATTGTCATTGAGGTAGACCCAGGCTTCGTGATGACTTCGGCTGTAACCGCACTTGTCCCCCCCGTGATGGTTTCTCCCACACTAAAGGAAGTAGAAGACGCCACTGATAAAGTAATAGTGCCTATGGGGTAAGTGGTAATAGAGGAGGTTGAAGAAAGCTGGGCAACCGTCTGATTGATCTCATCAATTGTCCATAAATTTAATCCTCTGTTTGCCCATTCAGCAAAAAGAAGATTTAAAGACCTTCTGGCTGTAGCCGCATCGTAACCTGTCCGAAGTTCTAAGCCGCATCTTTCAAAGGCTTCCTCTGTAATGTCGGCCATATTGAGATTAAAATCAACCGATCCAGAAGTTGCCATACTACTCTCCTTAAAGGACTACTTATCCTTTCATAAAGGAATCAATCTTATCTTCCAAACGATCAAAACGATCAAGAATTCTATTCATATCTGCCGTAAGATCTGTTTTGTTCACATAATCTCTGGCGACTTGTTCTCTCGTTTTGTTCAACAAGATTTCAATCCTTTGAACATTTGAATGGTGCGCTTTAATAAACAGAACAATAACCGCACCTCCTATGGTAAGAAGGCCGTTCCATAAATATGAAGCGGCCTCTTCCACTTTAGAACTCTTTGATACACTCAAGGACCACGGTGTAATCATCACCAGCAGAATGTCCCACCGTAGTAAAGTTAAGATCCCCAGTAGGACTTGTAGCACTGTTTACCAAACCACCAAAAGACGAAAAATCAAAACTACCTTGATAATCTGTTGGTAGCACTACTGCTATTACATTTGTAGTGGCATCCCATAAAATGTTTAATTCAAGATTTGTCG